TGTTTGTGCCTTACCACCACGCCCATCATGTTTATGAACTACAACATCAGGAAAGTACCTATGCACTCTTCCGTCAATCGGCGATCGGTATGGAACAATAACTTCTTCAGATTGCCACCATATTACGTCTTTATGCTTATCTAACCAAGAAAAAACGTTTCTTTCCCACCAAGACCGATAAATAATCCTAGTAGGATCACCTTTATATTTCTGCGGGCGGCTTGGTTTAAACTTACCTTTATATGCCATAACTAATTTGTCAATCCTGTATAAATAATCTATAATGTCCAATTACTATTTATTACAACGAGATAACTATGGCTGGAAGTAACTATGAGTTCTAGACCTGAACAGATTAAAGCAAGAAGAAAACAATCCGGTAAAATAGGGAGCGGGAACTATTTGTCTTTCCCGACTAAGCCGATGCCTCACGGTCTATTACTACAATTTACCGACTACGACTATAATACTTACATTGCTAGTATCAAGAACGAAATTAAAGGTGGCAACTCAGTCATTACTGACAACGCGTCGAATTTAGGTTTCGGCCCTTCAGTTGGAGAGTCCGTCGCGCAGATTTCAGAAAGTTCAACACTTGAATTACCTTTTCCAAGATCATTACAAGACTCTCAAAATATTAGAGTACAAAGTTTTGAAAGAGATTTTTTATATGAACGCACTGCGTCTGCTATATCTGGTTTATCAGGAGATTCTAGCGCAAACTTCTTGACGAATATGGCATCTGGTGCTAAAGGTGCTTTAGATGCAATTAAATCTGGATCAAAAGAGGCGATGAGTAATCCAGTCGCCGCGATACAACAGGCTATTCAAGATATGGGTGGGATAGAAACTAATAAAGCAACAGCTATCGCTAGTTACTTAGGACGTAATATTATTGGTGGTGATTTATCTAGAACACTTGGTGTAATAAGCCAAAGAGTAGTTAATCCGCAAGAGACATTAAGTTTTACTGGTGTAGATTTAAAGAACTACACATTCAGTTGGGATTTATTTCCTTCTAATACAGCTGACACAGAACAAATACAACAAATTGTTCAATTCTTAAAGAATAAGTCATTACCTGAAACAGAAGGAGTTCAAGATGTTCCGTCTCTAAGTAGAGCATTCTTAAAATATCCTAGTATTGTTTCTCTAAACTTATTAGGTGTACAAGAGAAACACTTTCAAAGATTTAAAAGATGTATGATTAGTAATGTTACTGTTGATTACGGCGCAGGGGGTGGTATGCCGCAAATTATTAAAGGTGGTGTTCCTGCTGCAGTTACATTAAGCATATCATTCAGCGAAGTACAAATACATACTCGCGATGATTACCGCCCAACAGATGGAGATAAAACATAATGAAATATTTTGAAAACTTTCCAATTATAGAATACGAGGGCCGTAGAGTAAGAGATATATCACGTCGAACTAGTTTTGTTCGTGCATTAAGCAATAATCCATATATCTATTATCCTTACACAGTTTCAGAAGGAGAACGCGCCGAAGAGGTAGCTCACTTCTATTATGGGTCAGTCGATTATGTCTGGCTTGTTTATATGGCAAATAACATAATTGATCCATACCATGAATGGCCAATGGATCCACAAACATTCAACGATTATATAGTTGAAAAATATACAGAAGAATCTGGTGAAGTCGGAGAAGACGTGATTGATTGGACACGAGATCCAAGCAATGACGATAACATCATTTTCTATGTGAAAAAGGTATAACAAATGGCAGCAGTAGACGAAATTCTTTTAGCGCCCGAATCGTTTCGTACGATCTATCTTCGTAGAGAAGACAGAGTCATTATGAGAACTGAGCTAGGGCAGAAAATTATTATTAAACGAATCATTCCTGAAGAATGGCAACCATACCGTATTTTTGAGTACGAAGAAACACTTAACGATAATAAGAAAGAAATATACTTATTTGATAAAGACTTTCTGCCTCAAATTACAAAGGAATTCGTTAACACGATTAGTGAATAAAATATATGGCTAGTGAAGCTTTTAATCCATCGCGATGCGAAATCAAAACCGCAAAGTTGATACCATACGATAGCGAAAACAAGCGCGAGTATGATGTATCGCTTATGATCGGTAATTTCCGCATGAACCAAAGCATTCAACAAGTTTCTTTAAGCGGTAGTATAGATATTTTAGATAATATTGGTCTATTGCAAAACGCTCCACTACGCGGTGAAGAAGTATTAAGATTAACTATGTACTGCTATGACTTACAAACAGAAGTTAGTTTAGAATGTCAAATTTATAAAATTGATGGTGTCGAACCAACTCCTGATACAAAGGGTGTTAGTTACACACTTCATTGGATCTCAAAAGCAAGTTATGAAGCAGGTAAGAGAAGCGTTATTAGATCATACAGTAATAAAAAAGCTTCAACAATAGTACAAGACATTTTTAATAACTATTTCGGACCCGATAAAAATTTAAATAAAGCTTCACCACAGGTATATTATAATATTGTACCAAGTACTGCAGCAGATGGCGAAGTATTACCTGAAAATACAAAAGTTTTCAGTTTAAAATCAGATAAAGGTCGTAAAGTTTATATCGAAGAGTCAGATAATAACATGACTGTTACTATACCTGACTATATGCCATCAGAAGCAATTGGTTTTATTTCTCGTAGAGCATTTGGATCTAGTAGATCTAAATCATCTTTATTTAGATTCTTTGAAACATACAAGGGATTTTATTTTGTAAGTGATGAATGGTTATATGCTTATGGCCGTGCTAATAAACCAAAGTCATTAACTTATAGTCCTTTTGTTGAAAAGGACGGTGCTGCACCTAGAGAACAAATAGAAACATTAAATAATTTCGTACAAGGTCCACGAGTTGATGTTGGATCAGAATTAGTAGGTGGTGCTTATTCAAATACTGTAATGGAAGTTGATATCTTAAAAAGAACAGCAAAGAGATTTGACTACCATTATAAAGATTATTACAAAGAATTTACAGACATCGGTGGTAAGACTGCTTCGTTAGGAACAGATATTCATACAGAAAAATTCATGACTGACACATATACAAAAGAAAATGCAAAGCAGTTTATGATTATTAGAGAATATACTGATAGAAATTTAGTAGGAGCATTTAGGCCTGACACTCATTTTAGAGATTTAGCAGCTAAAAGAAACATGTTTGCTTTCCATGCAGCTGCAACACAAGTAAGTGCTGTAACTACGGGGCGTTTAGATCTTCAAGCTGGTGAGATTGTTAAATTAAATATTAGAGAAATGACAGCTGGTAATCAAGCACAATATAATAAACAATTAAGTGGAAGGTATTTAATAACAGCGATTCAAAGTAATATTGGTGATGGGGAATTACAAACTGCGATGTCTTTATATAAATTTGGGTGGAGTGATGCAGCAAGTGATACCAAGGGAGGAGTATAGTAATGAGTAGAGGAATGGGAATAGGAAATCCAATGTGGTTTGTTGGTGTGGTTGAAGATAATGATGATCCAACAAAACAAGGCCGTGTTAAAGTTCGCGCATTTGGTGTACATGGTGAAAATACAGATGAAGAAATTCCTACTGGAGCACTACCTTGGGCTGTATGTGTAGCTGGTAATTACGAACCAAACAATCCACCCCCAAAATTAAATAGTTTTGTATTTGGCATGTTTTTAGATGGTGATGAAGCACAACATCCAATGATAATGGGTTTAATACCAGCGCAGTATACTGAAAAGCACGATCCAGACAAAGACAAATGGGGAGTTGTTCCTGGCGATGACGCACCACTAAGAGCTCAGGGTTTAGATCCTGAATCTTTTGGTATGACACAAATGAGCCGATTAGGAAGAGCAGAAGATCTTGCCGCAACTTATATAACACCTCAATTTTCAAACGCAATAACAAAACAAAAGATTGCAGATTCAGAATTAACATGGGACGAACCACCACCTGCTTATGGTGCAAAATATCCTCATAACCGTGTTATAGAAACAGCACGCCATAGTATAGAAATTGATGATACTCCTGGCGCAGAAAGAATTCATATACATCACATGTCTGGTTCTTATATTGAAATAGACGCTACTGGCTCAGTTAAAGAACGCGCAGATGGCGATCGCTACGAAGTTACTATAGGAACTAAACACGAGTCATCAGCTCATAATGTTGTTACAATTAATGGTAATTCTCATGTTTATGTTAAGGGAAATAAAACAGAAGAAATCATGGGCGATTATAAACAAATCGTTCACGGTGAACATGAAGTTACTATAGGTGGTAGTTCATTCTATAATGTTGGTAGTCATTTAAATATGCGTGGTGCTAATATCAAGCTTGAAGGTAATGCTGATAGAGTTACAATATTTGGTAAAAACGAAGTTCAGATCGAAGCAGAAAAACAAATCAATTCAGTATCTTTAAATATTAAAAATACTGCTTTAAATACATTTGACATATATTCTAATAAAGCGATCAAATTAACCACTCCAATGGATATTCATTTAACTGGTTCTAATATTATTAATAATGCTGCTGGTTTAATACCACCTAAACCTTTATCAGGCGGTGTTGGTGCTTCTGGATTTAGTGTTAACGCGTTGCAATGTCAATTTACATCTGCAACAGGTTCATTCAGTGGATTATGGAACGCAGGAGCAGTAAACACTGCTGCACTATTAGCAACAACACTATCAGCCACAACTGGTAATTTTGGTACACTTAATACAGCAATACTT